ACGCGGCATTTCAGATCGGCGTTCTCGGCTTCCAGGGCGACGATCTCGTTGATCAGCACATCGACCGCGAAGACGGCGCTGGCGCGTTCAATGCCATCAGGGACGTGCCGCAGGGCGGCGTGCAGGATCAGCCTCGTGCTGTCACGGTAATCGTTCATGGCACCAGCTTCTCCCCCGGCCCCTCGATGCGCCAGCCGTTGTTGGCGTGGATGATGACGTTGTGCGGGATCTCGCGGTTCTGCCGGTCGCGCAGCGTGCCCTTGATCCAACAGTCCCTGCCGTCCCACTCCCAGCACACCCTGATGTCGGGCAGGACCGGCGGGCCACCGTAGCCAGGGGCGTGGTCGGCCTCGCGGCGGGTGATCCACCAGCATCCACGCACGGTCGGGTCCGGTGGTTCGATCCACCCCGTTGGTCTGTCGGTCATGGTCCCGTTTCCTCGCCGAATGTTTTCCGCAGATTGCTTTCGAGATTCTTGTCCGCTCGTCTGCCGCCGCTGGGTGTGCTGGAGGTGAACACGACCCCCGGTCGTATCGGATGGGTTATCCGGATGTGCGATCCCCTGGTTACCTCAGTCAGGAAGCCGCGTCGTCTCAGGTTACGGTGAATCTTACCGATGCTGTCTGGCATCATTCTTCTCCCCTTTTGAAATCAGGCCCCGGCGCGCACTCCAGGGTCAGACTGTCATGGTCGTCGCCAGGCAGAACCCTGACGGTGCCGTCTTCGAACATCACCACGGTATGCGCGGAGATCGCCCGGTCATCCGTGGCGTCGATGATGGTGCGCCATGCGGGACCGTCCGCGCGCAGCCTGACGACGCCGCCGCGGGCGATGTAGCGATTGATCTGATCGGCGCGGCTCATCGCTTGCCCTCCATGTGCATCTTCAGCAACGAGTAGCTGTGAACCCACTTGTGGAGCGCCAGCCAGGTATTCGGCTCCATGGCGATGCGGTGATCGCCCTCTGGACGTGGCGCGCGCAACCAGACGCGGAAGCCGTCGAAGGATGCGTACAGACCATCGCCGAGGTAGGTTTCCGCGTCGCGCTCGGGCAGTCGTTCGTCGGTCATAGTTGGTTTTCCTCTGGTATGAGCGTGACGGTGTCCTCGAAACTGCTGTCGAAGCAGCGCAAAAAGGCACGCCATTCGACCTCGCGGAACACCAGCGTGCCGTTCATCGCGAAGCCGCCACCCTCGACAGCGGCGGCGAACACGCGGGCATGGACGTGGACGCCAGTGCGTTTCCAGCGCACGCGGAAATGGCTCACCGCACGACCATGATGAGGACCAGGATGGCGGCGGTGGCGGCGATTACCATGACGGCATCGGGGAGCCACTCCAGAAAGACTTCCAGCCGCTCGGTGAAGCGGCGGCGATGGTGGCGATGCCAGGCCAGGGGGTGGTTAAGCATGGGCCACCTCCCGTTCGGCGCTGGCGATGGTGGCCTGGATCGATCTGGCCAGCTTCACCGCTTCCCGCTGGCGCTGTTGGCGAATCATCTCGGTGGGGGCCGTGTCCGCGACCTTCTGGACATAAGGCAGTGCGGCTTTGAGTGCGGCGAGGAGATCGGCGTTCGTCATTGGTGATGTCCTTCGTTTTTCGGTGACGCATTCCTCACACGGCTCATGTTGAAGGTCAATAGGGAATTCCCTATTTCTTGAAAATAGTTGACGAAACCCGAAAAAAGTTTAGGAGGAATCCTATGAGTGAGACACGCGAAGTAATTGAGTCAGAATTGATCGCCGCCATCGAGGCGTATCTGGCCGACACAGGCGAGTCGATCACCTCGTTCTGCAAGCGCGTGGCGGGCGATCCCAGTTTGTTGGCGGACCTTCGCAACGGGCGCGGCGTTGGCCCCAGGCTCCGCAGACGCATCGAAGCGGCATTGGTAACAACCGAGAAAAGGCGAGCCTGACATGAGTGAGACAAAGGTGAGAAAGCCGCGCGCGAGGGCGGCGGCGAGTGGAGGGGCCGCGCCCGCGCCAGCCGCGACGCTGGACATCCGCATCGGCAACCGCGCCTTCGCCGCTGTCCTGGCCCGCGCCGGGGGGTTCGTCGCGCGAGGCGGCACGCTGCCGATACTGAATTGCGTCGCCCTGACGGCGACCGGCGGACGCCTGACCGTCGAGTCGTCCAATCTGGAACAGGCCTTGCGCCAGACCGTGCCGATCAGCGGCGCGGGGGCGGGCGGCGGCTGCGTGGACTGGGACAAACTGATCTCGGTGGTGCGCCGTCTGCCGCCCGAGGGCGAGACGACGTTGGAATTCACCGGAGCGGCGCTGATCGTGCGCTGCGGCGTGGCGCGGGTCACCATCGGTTTGTGGCCTCTGAGCGACTTTCCCGTGTTCACCTTGCCGTTGAGCGCCGGGACGTCGTTCGCGATGCCCGCGCCGAAACTCGCCGACATGCTGGCGCGGGTGGCCTACGCGATCAGCCAGGAGCAAACCCGGTTCTATCTGTGCGGTGTGTCGGTTACCGTACGCGGCGCGGGTGACGAGGCGCGGCTGCGGATCGCGGCGACCAACGGTAACGACATGGCCGTCATCAAGACGCCGTTACCGCCAGGAGCGGACAGCGTGCCCGACATCATTATCCCAGCCCCGGCGGTGAGCGAGATGGAGCGGCTGCTGCGCGGCGCGGATACGGTCGATCTGATGATCACTCAGACCGCGCTCGTGGCCACGGTCGGCGACACCGTGCTGCTGACCAAGCTAATCGCGGCGACGTTTCCGGATTACGACCGGGTGATCCCGCCGCCGGGGCCATACCGGCTGACCGTCGATGGCCCCGCTCTGGTCGAGGTGATCGGACTGGCCTCGCTGTTTTCCCAGGACGAAAAGCGCAAACCATGGGTGCGCCTGACGATGTCGGAAGATAAGGTCGGAGTGTCGGGCGGCGAGGGGAATGACCAGATCGTCAGCGAACTGCCGGAAGGCTCGTTCGAATACGAGGGTGAGAAGGCGACGATCATGTTCACGGCGGCATCTCTGATTGAACCGGCCAAGGTCGCCAAGGGGCGGCTGACCTTCGCCTTCGCGGCGGAAGCGCCGTTCCTGGTGTCGGACGAGGGGGATGAAACCGCCATCTATGTATCTGGACCGATGAGGGGATAAATGGAGAATGAAGGCACCGAAAAGCGGGGCGACGCCATCGGAGATCCGGCGGCTGATCCGGATGATAGAGGAACAGGGACCGGACAGCTTCGAACCACGGGACTTTCCAAGGCCGTACGAGAAGGCGATCCTGATCGAGGCGCTGGATCTACTGGCCGATATGACGGAGCGGGAACGTGGCGTCCGTATAAAGGCCGCGGAGCGGGGCGTTACCGTCCAATCATTCCCCACGTAATGGTCAAGGTCTGCCGCCGGATGGCGGATGATCTGCGCTGGGAACATGGCCAGGGCATGCCACCGGTCATGCTGACCGGTGGCGGTGGTGACATCGTATCGGTCACCCGCGAGGAAGCGGCGATCCGGATGGACGCCCAGGCGGATCGTTGGGAGGAGGAGATCAGAACCGGCGTGCTGAACTTGCATGACCGCCGACTGATCGGTGCGGCGTGAACTGCGCGCGGTGCGGCAAGCCGATTCCGGTCGGGCCGGGGCACCGGGCGATGGCGCACAAGCGGTATTGCTCGTCGCGGTGCCAGCAACAATACAGCCGTCTGGTGGCTGATCGCGAGCGGCGCGAGGCGATGCATCTGTGGCGATACATGCGACGGAATGTGCCAAAGACGTTGGACAAGCTGGTGGCGGCGATGCGTGAGGAGAGGGAGAAGAATGTACGGACGAGGGGAAAGCGAGAAGGAACGCGTGTGGCCACCTGAAGCCCTGGCGTTGCTGGACCGGCTGACGTTGTCGAATACCTATATCGGCGCGATCCGCGGCAGGATGCGCCAGGTTTTGGGCTGGTATCCAAGCGAGCATGAAGTGCTGTGGCAAGCATCGCGCTGGAACCGTAAGCCGCCGCCATCGTCGCCCTCGCGGCCAGCGAAGCCGGTCCCGGCACCGGATCGGCCACGGCTGGGCAAGGGCGGGTTCACGATGTTGGGAGGACGCGCGCGGTGACGATGGTGTCACGCCCCGATGGCGCGCCAGCCGTGTTCGTGGCCGACGAGAATTACATGTGGCGGCTGCATGCGCGTTTGCATGTACGCATGCCGGTCTGGGTGATCTACCGCCCGACCACGCGTGAGTATCCTGGTCTGTGGGTCGCGCGCATGCACGTCATCCTGCCGGTGCTGAAGCCCACACGGTTTGTCATGTCGCACGACACGCTGGAGGGGGTGCGGACCTTGCTGCCGCCAGGGCTGGTCAAAGCCGCCGCCGATCCACGCGACGTGCCAGAGATACAGGAGACATGGTTGTGATATACGTCGGTGGCGTTGACCGCGACGGGTTCCGTTTGTCGGGCGGCGGAACCCCGTGAGTGGCCCTCACTGGTCCGACGCACCGCCCGACCGGGTGCTGACGATGCGCCGTGGCCCATCGACCAATGCCTTGTGGATCAGAGGAAATGGGCGGGCACGGGTGCGTAGCCCAGACTACGTGAAGTGGATCAACGAGGCGGGTTGGGAAGTGAAGATGCAGATCGTCGGCATGCCAAAGGTGATGTGCCGGTTTAACTGCGTCATCGAAGTTCCGATATCGAAACGTGACTCGGACAACTGGATCAAGGCGACGCTGGATTTGCTGGAGCATGTCGGTGTCGTTTCGAACGACGGAAATGTCGCCGAACTGTCGGTGCGCCCGGTGGAGCGCGCCGACGTGATGGTGGCGCTGTGGCTTTTACCAGGCATGACCGGCGTCAGGCCACAGGCGGTGGCGCGCTACGTGGGCAAGGAGTGGCGACGGCCAAAGAGCAAGGGGCTACAATGGCGGTTGCCGCTGTAGCGCGGACCACCGAGGCGTGGGCGATCCTGCACCGGTCGAGGAATCTTTTGGATGGTGATCGGTCCTGGCTGGAGGGCGTGCCGGATGGCATGACGCGCACCCGGCTGTTCGCCACGAGGCGTGAGGCGCGAGCCTGGTGCCTGGAACAGCATGGCTGGATCAGGCGACGGCCAGACTGTCGCGCGGAGCCGCATGGCATGTTCATGCCCAAGGTGGTGCGGGTGAGCATCCAGATCGATATCGTATCGTAGGTTTTTTCCTCTTGACGGAGGCGTGAAAGGGGTGCAGGGATGCACCCCATGACAGACGCCACGCCAAGACGGTCTGTTGTTTTCACCAGACCGCAACTCAGCTTTTTGCAAAGCGAGGCGGATCGGCTCGGGATAACCGTGTCGGATCTGATCCGCCGTATCATCGACCAGTTCAGAGGACAGAAACATGCCAGACGGAGTAGTGACGAGGCGGCGAACTAAACTGCTTGGAACCGCCGCGACCATCATCCAGGCGCGGCATCCGACGATCTTGCTTTACGGGCCAAGCGGCGTCGGCAAGACGGTGCTGACCACGCAGTTCCCCGACGTGTATTTTATCGACAGCGAGGGCGGTGCGACGCAGCCGGAATATCGTCAGCGTCTGATCGACGCGGGCGCGCTTTACCTGGGGCCGAATGACGGCGCGGCATCGCTGGATGTCGTGCTGGACCAGGTCAAGGCACTGGCGACGACGGAGCATGACCGTAAGACATTGGTGATCGACTCGATAACGAAAGTATTCACCAACGAGGTGTCGCGCGAGGCGGAACGGCTACAGGACGCTGGCAAAAAGAACGAGTTCGGCGCTGACAGAAAGCCCGCCGTGGGCGCGATGCGGCAACTGGTGGCGTGGTTGCCGCGGCTCAACATGAACGTCATTCTGATCGCTGGCGAGACGGCTGAGTGGGGTCTGGTGAACGGCGAACGTGCCCAGATCGGAACGACATTCGACTGTTGGCCCAGGTTGGAGTACGAACTGGACCTCGCCATCGGCATGTTCCGCGCCGGGTCGAAGCGGCTGGCACGAGTGCGGAAGACCCGGCTGTCGGCGTTTCCACAAGGTGACACCTTCGATTGCACGTACGAGGAACTCGCCCATCGCATCGGCGACGTGATCGAGGCCGCGCCGGAAAAGGAAGCCTTCGCCACGCCGGTCCAGTTGGCCGAGGTGGCGCGGTTGCTGGACATCGTGCGGCTGGACGAGGGCACGGTCGATAAGTGGCTGGCGGCGGCGAACGTGTCAGCGTGGGAGGAGATGTCGGAGGAGCGGATCGCGAAAGCGATCACGTATTTGCAGGGGAAGATCGCCCCGGCGGGTGCGTGATGGAGGGGTTCGATGCCGCCTTCATCGAGATCGGCAACGCGGGGGAACTGACCGCGACCAACGCCATGGCGGCGGCGGAATGCACGATCATGGCGATGCGGCGATATCCGTTCGCGGATTTTCACCTGATGGTCAGCGGCTTCGATGACGATCCGCGCGAGGTCTGGGACATTCCGGAGACGAAAGGATATTTCGAGATGTTCGTCGGCGCGATGTTCGTTCTCAACGCGCCTCCGGTTTCCGAGTGGCGGATCGACCAGTCCACCATGGGTGTCATAGCCATGTGTTGCGATTTCGGAACCATCGTTGGCCGTGATCCAAAGACCGGTGCCCACGCTATTCGGATAGCCAGGAAGGAATGAAGTTCGTTCCGGTGCCTTCGCGCTCGCCGCGGATCTTGCGGAAAGAGACACTGGACACCGATCCGCCGGTTTCTTTGGAACTGGTGTTCGACCCGGTGGCGAAGCGTAACATTCTGTCGCTCGGCATTGGGCGCGGCCCGGTGCGCCGGGTCTGGCTGGATGAAGGCAACGTCGCCAGACTGGTGGCGTTGATTGTCAGTTTAACCATGGAGAAAGTACGATGAGAATCCCCACACCAGCATCCCAGGAAGAGGCGGATAAGGGCGGCAATTTCGTGCCGTGGCCCGCGGGCACTTATGAATTCGAAGTGGAGAACGCGGAGGACGAGATGTCCAAGGCGTCGGGTCGTGAGCAACTGAAGCTGACGATTAACATCTTCAACGATAAGGGTGAGCAACGGAAGATATTTGACTACCTTGGCGCGGATGAAAAGTCGCAGTGGAAGACGCGGCATTTCTGCGGCGCGATTGGCCTGATCCCAGAATATGAAAGCGGCGAACTGAACGCTTATGACTGCATGGGCAAGCAGGGGCGGTTGGTCATCAACGTGCGCCCCGCGCGCGGCGAGTATGGGCCGTCGAACAGCGTGAAGGACTACATCCAGCGCGACGAGAAAGCGACGGCCTCACGGCCATCCACGCAGCGGCCAGCGGCTGGTGCATCGACGGGAAGCGCGATGCGGAAACCGGTTCCGGCTGGCAATGTGGAAGAGGATGATATTCCGTTTGCGAAACAATGGATGTAAGGAGATCCAGCCATGCGGACGAAGCCAGAACCTGATGCGCTGACCGATGAGGAGGTGGAGGGCATCAGGCAGATCGTCAAAGAGTCGGAACACACCAATGTGCTGACCGACTGGGAAGCCGCGTTCATCGCCGACGTGGGAGATCGCCTCCTCGACTACGGAAACAAGACGCGGATCTCCGACAAGATGTGGGAAATCATAGGCAGGATCGAGGAAAAGCTTGGCTGATTTCAAAGATGATGACGTGAACAGAGGGGTGCCGGGTGTCGTGCGGGATTTTGTCCCGCCCGACACGCCGCCGCACTTCACCGGATTGCTATGGAAGAACAAGGACGGCTCGCTGGGGATGACGATCAACGATCTGCTGAACTGGCCCATCCATTTGGTCGGCACGCTTGAAGCTGGCGTCTATTACTTTCGTGGATGGCGCGGAAAAGTTCCGGCGGAAATTCATTTCCCGTTGATCGATGGGCCGCTACCCGACGACGGTGAGCCAAAGGAAGAAGAGTGATGAAAATTAACGGGTTGTCGTGGGAAGAATACCGGGCCTTGGAAGCAAAAATAAAAGAGGCCAGCGATAAGGACTGGGTGGAAGCACTGGATGACGACGATGAGCCTCATGTTCCGGTCGCGGTCCCGGTTCCGCACATCACCCTCACCGAGGATCAGGAGCGCGCGAAGCGGGAGATCGAGGCGTCCATCGAGATGCGGCGGCAGCATCTGTTGACCGGCTCGGCGGGCACGGGAAAGACCACCCTCGTCCAGATCATCGCCAGAGAGGCATCCGCCAGGGGCGTGGACGTGCGGCTGGCCGCGCCGACGCACAAGGCGGCGGGGGTGCTGCGGGCCAAGTTGGGACTGCCCTGCGGGACCATCCATAGCCTGTTGAAGCTGCGGCCAAAGACTGACCGGGACAAACAGGTGTTCGTCCGCTCGCCGAACGCCAAACCCATCGAGGGCACGCTGTTCATCCTGGACGAATGCTCGATGTTGGGTGAGGAGTTGATGAAGCATGTCAGGCGTTGGCTCGATGGTCGCGCGGTTATCTTCGTGGGTGATCCGGCCCAGATTCCGCCAGTGGGTGAGGATCACTCGGAATCGTTTGATATTGTTCCGGCTTCGCATCTGACCACGGTCGTGCGCCAGGCGGCGGGCAACCCCATCATCGCCGCCGCCCAGGCGATCAGGGTGACGCAGGACGATCCGGACGCGGCGATGGACTGGACCTGGTGCGTGCCCGTCCGCGTCGGCGATCTCGGTGTGTTCGTGCCACCACGCGGTCAGATCGATGTGTGGCTGAAGAAGGCGTTCATGAGTGAGGAATTCTTGGACGATCCGGATTTCGCTCGCTACCTGTGCCACACCAATGATCGCGTGCTGCATGTCAATACCCGTGTCCGGGTCTGGAAGTATGGCGAGGATGCGAAGCGGTCGCCGTATCTGCCAGGCGAGATGCTGCTGATGCGTTCGCCGCTGGTGATCGATGACACCATCGTCATCGCCACCAACGAGGAAGTGCGCGTTCTGGAGATTGGGCCGGATCATCAACTGGGCGTCGGCACCTGGAATATCCAGGTGAAGACCGACAAAGACGAGACGTTCCGGATTCATGTGCCGCGCGACTGGAACGAATATCAGATGGCGTATGCCAATCTGCGTGACGAATGCAAAGGCGGATCACAGGAGTGGAACGCGCTACACGAGTTCACCGCGTCGTTCATTCGCGCTCAGAGCATCTACGCCATGACGCTGCATGCATCCCAAGGATCTACTTTCAGATTCTGCTTCTTGGATATACCAAATGTCAGAGCGCGGATGCATGAAAATCCTCTGGAAGTCAGAAGGCTTTTATATACTGGAGCCACTCGCGCCTCGCATGGACTCATTTTGGTTGGTGTATGATGAACAGCTTCTGGGACGGCGAGCCGACGTTCCCGGCGAAGATCACTTTTAATTTCGGTGGCGAGGCGGTGAAGATCATCCTGAACGCGGATGGGACGTTCGACGGCGATCCCAAGGCGATGCGCGCCGCCATGGAGCGTTCGCGCGGCGGGGAGTCGCATCCGGTGATCCTCGCGTGGCTGCTACTGCGGGCGATGGTGATGGAGGGAAAACATGAGAAAGGATAAAAACAAAGACAAGAACGACGAACCCAAGGTATTCCAAAGTCTTCTCGACGCGCATGAGAGTATCATGCGCCGCGACAAGGGTATGGCGGATGTGTTGTACAATGAGATCAGCTTCGCGCGTCAATTGTATGCTTTCGTCTTTAATTTGCCGATTGGCTGGATCGGCCTGACGGAGGATATCCGCGACGGCTGGCGGGGAATTCAGCCGCATCCGAACGCCTGGGGATCGTGCTGGCACTGGCTGATGAAGTGGGGTCTGCTGCGTCACCTGGACGACGAGGTCCACATGCGGGCGAAGCGGTCGCACGCCAGGCGAACCCACCTGTGCATGCGGGTGCAGCCGCCGGAAACCACTCTCGGGCTATAGGATTCGCCACGAATCGGCGGGTCTGATATACGAGCTATATGTACGCTACCAGACCGAAAAGGTCGGTGGCGGGGCCTGGGGGCGGGGGATTACATGCCGGAAGATACAAGCGACAAGTGCGCGTTTTTGTTTCGTTTGTCGTATGAAGTAAAGGCCGCGCTGCGCGAGGCGGCGTGGCGGGCGCGGGTGCCCATGGGCGATTTCGCCGAGAAGGCGATCCGCGAAAAGCTGGAGCGCGAGGCTCTCACCCCAGCGGGTGAGTGATGCCGCCGGATCTGGAGCGCCTGGCCCTCCTGGGTTGGGCTTTGTATCCCTGTTCCCGCACCGGCAAGGCGGGCCTCTGGAAAGGGGCACAGGCCGAGGCGACCCATGACCTCAATATTTTGTCCCGCTGGAACAGGGAATTCCCTACGGCCAACTGGCGCGTGGTGTTCGGTAAATCGGCGATCTGGGGCCTGGACGTGGACAGCCTGGAGACGCACGCCCACGACGGGATCGCCTCCATGGCGCGGCTGGTCGCCGATCATGGGGCGTTACCGGCGGGGCCGCGGGCCAGGAGTGGCGGCGGCGGCGTGCTGTTGTTTTTCCGCGATCCCGGCGGGCTGGCGTTGGTGGGGTCGTCCGACAAGCTGGGAGAGGCGTGGGCGGGCATCGACCCCAAACGCGGGGCGCAGACCCAAACGATCCCTCCCAGCGTCCACACGACCACGGGGCGGGCTTACCGGTGGATCACGCCGCCATGGGAGGTGGCACCGCCCGACGCACCGTCATGGCTCAGGTCCGCTCTGCGGACGCCACCGCCACCGCCGTACGCCGTCCGCGCGATCAGCGACCAGCGAAGCATGGATGCACATGAGCGGCTGCACCGGGCGGCGCGCGCGATCATGGAAGCCCGCGAGGGGCAGCGCAACATCACCTTGAACCGCCGCGCCTGGAGCATCGCGCGCATGGTGGGGGCGGGTTTGCTGGACGAGCGGATCGCGGTCGATACCCTCTACCGGGTTGGCCGGGATGTCGGGTTGGATCACGATGAGGTCCGCAATACGATCCACTCGGCGCTGGTGGCGGGACGCCGAAAACCAATGGAGAGCCGGTAAATGGCCGATGAAGCGGACGCGCCTTCACCACCATTCTGGATGCGTCGGCTGAGTTATCCGGCCAATGGGGGTGACCCCTGGCCAACCCTTGGCAACGCCATCCTGATCCTGTCCAACGACGTGGTGTTCGTGGGGATGTTCGGCCTCAACCGGTTCACCAACCAGCGCGTGTTGCTTCGCGCCCCACCAAGGATCGAGAACGACGATCCCGAGATACCCGGCCCCTACCCACGCGGCTGGACGGACGATGAGGATGTGTCGCTGATCCAGGCCTGGATGCAGGGGACGTGGGGGCGCAAATGGGCGCGCCAGACCATCGTGGACGCCATGATCGTGGCGGCGCGGCGCAACACCTTCCACCCGATCCTCGACTGGATCGACGGGCTGAAGTGGGACGGGGACGGGCGGCTCGATACCTGGTTGCGGGAAGCCTTCGACGTTCGCAATGAATTCGACCAGGACAGTCCCGACGAGGAAGAGCGGAAGCGGTGGCGGGCGAAGAATGCCTATCATGCCGTGATCGGCGCGCGGTTCCTGATCGCCGCCGTCAGGCGGCTGCGCCAGCCGGGGTGCAAGTTTGACCATCTGCTGATCCTTGAAGGCGCGCAGCGGATCGGCAAATCGACGGCGGTGGCGCTCATGTTCGGCGCGGAACACTTCACCGACGACGTGCCGACTGATCTTAAATCAAAGGACGCGGCGCTCGGATTGCACGGCAAATGGTGCATCGAGTTCGCCGAGATCGAGCATCTGGTCAGGACCGAGGTGGAGGTGATCAAGGCGTTCCTGTCGCGCGCCGTCGATCACTACCGGCCACCCTACGGGGATAAGTTCATCGATGTGCCGCGGGCGTCGGTGCTGATCGGCACGACCAATTCAGATGACTATTTACGCGACGCCACCGGCAATACCCGCATGTGGCCAGCGTTCTGCAAGAGCGTGAACCTGGCCTGGCTGGCGGCGAACCGCGATCAGCTTTGGGCCGAGGCGGCGGCGCGCGAGGCCGATGGCGAGGTCATCTGGCTGGATGACGTGAAGATGCAGGATCAGGCGAAGACCGCGACCGACCACCGGTTGTCCGGTGAGGTGTGGGAACCGGCGATCTTGCGATGGCTGAAAGATAACGCGGCGCAAATCAACAAAGAGAACCCCCTGACCGGGGCGCGGGTTCTGGAGCATGCCATAGGTATGTCAAAAGACAAAATGAACCGCGCCGCCGAGATGCGCGTGGGCGCGGTCCTGCGCGCGTTCGGCTGCGAGCGGAAGGTCGTGAAGAACGACGAGGGCAAAGCCATGCGGGTGTGGCGGATGCCCGACAAGCCAGCGGGTGGGCCAGTGGGCGGAAACGCGGCTGGCGCGGGTACCGGTGAGGCTGGCGAGCCGGAAGATCCAATCGGATTTGGCTGATTTCCGCCGTTTTTCACGAACGACGCTACATCCTTTTTGAGTGGTTATTTGGGGTGGTCGCCTCAAAGATGCTGTTATTATCTATGGGTTACTATATAACCACCTATAACTACCCATGGGGATATATAGGGGGGATATTACCCCCAGAATCAAATGGGAGTCTGGCGGCACCACTTTCGAGGTGGGTGGTTGTAACCGGCGGTCGCCGTTGACGGCCTTCAAAATTCAATTTATAAAAACGAATGGCCACAGCTACTTTTCGCTACCGTGTGTTCGGCAACAGCAGCATCCACGCCGGATGCGCCGAACTGGAGACGGCGCGCGAGGTCGCGCGCTTCTTGAGTGGGCGGCTGAAGTGCGCGTTCACCGTGTTTGATCACCCCTATGGCTCGGGGCGTTACGGATCGGTGCCGGTCGCCTGGTTTCTCAACGGCAAGGAAGACGCGCATGAAGATTGAGGAAAAAAGTGACGACAAGGCGGTCAGGCAACGGGATCTGGCGCGTTGGATTGGCAAGAACGTGGTGCGTTGCGACAAGATCAAACCATTGGGAGCGCATGGATCGTTCTTTATTCCCGGCAGGGGCGAGGCGATGCGGCAATACGCGCTGACCGACCGGGTTTGCGATGCGATGTGGCTACCTGTCGGCAGCATGCTGGCCGAGTGTTCGAAGCATCGTATCATGGATCATGCGTGGGCATTCGGGTTCGATGACAAGACCGCCGAACCGTGGGGCTTCGTGACGGAACCCTACATGGAACTCCAGCACGCGGCTCTCGCGATGAAGAACGCGCATGACATGTTCGCGCATGACTGGAACATCCAGATATGGCCGTTGGGTTACGAGCAATCATCGTGGAACCCGCATCGTTGTCTGCCTTTCGTGGTCTTTTTGTCGCCGGAATCAGACATTCAACGGTTGGCTCTTCAATCGATGAACTGGATTTTCGATACGTACATGGATCATCGGGAACGTGCCGCTTCCATGGCGAATGTACTGAGGGAGTGGTGATTTAAAATAATCTAATCCTTTACATCATTTAAATATTCAATTATCCATGTCATGCCATACGAACAGGTCGTATGGTTTTCATGGAAGGAAGCCCTCGTGGCCCATATTACCCCTACCCTCCTGAAGGAGATGCTCGGTCTGGTGACCGGCCTCGCTCGCAAGGAGAACGTCACCATCGAGAAATACGTCAGCGTGGTGGTCAGCTTCGATGAAGCCACGGCGACGGAGCGTTCCTCGCTGGAGGAGCGCCTGAACGCGCAACAGGCGATCCGCGCCATTGTCGAAGCGGACCCCGACGCGCGGTTCGACACGCGCGGCATCGTCGCCGAGGTGGGCCTGAAGCAGTGCCGCGCCGACCGCGCCTATGTCGGTTGGCAAATCCGGAAGCTGCTTTCGCAGCGGAAAGAAGAGGCTCTCGCGGCCTGATCTCTCCTGGTGGAGCGGGTCACGCCGCTCCACCAGGGCTTCGATTTGAAAGGTCACCTCGTGACATGAACATACCACAAAACAAAATGAACGCGACCAGCGGCCTCGTGCCGCCGGAAACGATGGAACGCGTGAAAATCCTCTGGAAGAAGGGGAGCAACATGTTTCAGTCGTTCTTCACCGAGGTGGATACGATCCGGCGGCAGATCGGTAACGATGAGTTGTTCGCGTCGTGGTGCTTCTGGCAACTCCATATCGATGTCGCGACAATGAAGAAGATGACGGCGGCGTTGCGCGACGCCGACAGCGAACGCGTGAAGCAGGATTTGGCCGAGGCCGCTAAAGCCGAAAGAGAGCGCGTTACCGCGGAGAGGCACGCGGAGAGGTTGAATAAGATACGTCTTCAGAATGAAATAGACGCCGAGAAAGCCAAGAACGTGGCCTGGAAACTCGCGGAGGAAAAAGCCAGACTGGAAGCGGAACGAGCGAAAGCGGCGGCTGAAAAGGCAGCGAAGAAGGCCGACAAAAAGCCAACCAGGAAATACGAAAAGACAACCGAGAAACTGGAGCGAGCCAAAGCCGAAATCCTGGCCGACCCAATGGCCAAACGGGATGTCATCTGTGAACGGGCCAGGGTGAACCACGCCATCGAGCAAGAAGCCCATTCCCAGCTTGAGCAACAAGGGTTGGTGCCGCCGCGCAACACAGGTTGGACGAAAGGACCGCCAAAGCCAGATGATTACATGCTTTACAACGGCTACGTCGAAGCCGGTAAAGCAGCGGCGAACCATCAATGGACGCTGGGTGATTTAGCTATCAGCGTGACCGCGCTGAAGAGTTACGGCGAGGCGAAGCTGGCGAACTACGCCGACGATGTCGGCGTCGAGCATTCGTCCTTGAAGGTCTATATGGCGGTCGCGAAAGCGTGGCCTGAAAAGGTTATACGTATAACCTTTTCAGTTTGTCAGGTTCTCATGACGCACCCCGACCGTGTCGCCATCGTCGCCGCCGTTCCGAATATGACGGTAGCGAAAGCACGCGAGATAATGGATGCCTGGAAGGCAACGACCAATGTGGTCGCGTTGCGAGGAGCCTGAAGTGAACGCCATGACGCAGATCAGGAAGACGCGTGAAGACCGGGACAAGGACGTGATTTGCTACGTCCGGTTCAGCCAGGGCGTCATTGATCGTCTCGACAGCATCGCCAGGGAAGAGGAATCGACCCGGTCCAACGTCATCCGCAGGGTCGTGATCAAGGCGCTGCGGGACAGGGATGAGTGAGGTTCTTATGAAGACCATCATATCCAGTATGGCGGCGTATCGAAAGCCATCATCTCTTGGTCGGGAGATGAACGAGGATGACTGGCAGTGTCATGTTGATGTCGCGGGACCGACCCGAGAGGGTTTTGTTCGGCTTTGTTTCTCGACTGGTCATGATGCCGGAAAGCGTTTCTCCGACTTTGAAATATTCCTGAGTGAGGATGACATCCTGGGTCTGCTGTGCCGGTCGCGTGGTCACAAGCTGACGTTGGCGAAGGACAGAACGTATGGGGTATTAAATCCATGAGCGACCGGTAACCGTCATGCCGCGGAAAACTTCAAACCAGACGGGTCTGTTCGAACCATATACCCGCGCGCGGCCTGGTGATCCCGATACATCGCATGCGCTGGTGCGCCACTGGGTCGATCAGGGCCTGTCCTCGCGCGCGGCGCGGCTCCTGGCCAACGATGGTTTCGAGGATCTGGCGGCGCTGCGCGCGTCGGGCCACTGGCTGCTGATCCCGCGCTGCGGAACGAAGATGCGCGGAGAGATCGCGCGGTTGCTGACGCGAATGGAGGGGCGGGAGCATGGATGAGGATCTCAGTCATCGCCTGATGGCGCTGACGCGGGCGGTGGACATGACCCTGGTCACCGCGCATGGGTTGCTGCACGATTTGTTGCAGCACCATGAGAGGGCCGGGACCGTGATGCCGCCATTCCGGATCGTGTCGGGTGATCTCACCGTGGAGGAGAACCGGAGCGCCTCGATGGCCGACGCGCTACGGGCCTATGGCGGGGAGCCGGGGCCGTTGTTCAATTTGTGGTGCCATTTGGCGGCGTTCGACCAGCTACGCACCGCGTGGCTTGGCCGGTGACCAGCAAGGTCTACGAGGTCGTCTTCGCCTGGACGGAGATGACCCGCGACATCGCCTGGAAGGCGCGGATGGGCGATGAAGGCGCGGAACGGGTGCTGTTCATGATGGAAATGGCGGCGACACGCTGGCATGACGATCCGGCGCGCTCATGCTGTCTGCTGTGCGAGCGCACTGTTTTGCTGGACGGCTGGCACCTGATCGGCGGGCTGTTCGATGACGATGATCGTCTGTGCCTCACGTTCTATGTTTGCGACGCTTGTGGACCGCCTCTGGGCCTGAACCTGATGAAGACGATCAGGGATAAGTTGGGCAAGGCCATCCACGCCGATATCGACGTGATCCACGGCGTGGGGCGGAACGGCGAGGGGCACGCGTGATGCGTTTCCTGTCGCTGTTCAGCGGCATCGAGGCGGCGAGCCTGGCGTGGGAGCCGCTCGGCTGGACATGCGCCGGGGTCGCGGAAATCGAACCGTTCCCGTGCGCTGTTTTGGCGCGGCACCACCCCCTGGTCAGAAATTTTGGGGATGTTAGTAATATTACCAAAAAACAGGTGCTTTCGTTAGACAGGATCGACCTGGTCGTCGGTGGTTTTCCCTGTCAGGATGTCAGTATCGCGGGAAAAAGGCGGGGGTTCAAAAACAGTGACGGAACTGGCACGCGATCAGGCCTCTTCCATGAGGCAATGCGGATTATTCGATACGCCCGAGAATTTTCTGGGCTTCGCTGGGCCGTCATCGAGAACGTCCCCGGCCTGTTCAACTCCCACGGTGGACGAGACTTTGCCGCGGTGGTTGGCGCGCTGGCTGGGACCGGATTTGACGTTCCGCGAGATGGTTGGCGAAACACCGGTTGTGCTGTCGGGCCAAATGGGTTGGTCGAGTGGAGTGTGCTGGACGCGCGATGGCGGGGCCTGGCGCAGCGGCGCGAGCGTGTGTTCCTTGTCTGCGATTTTGGAGCCTGGTCCCATCGACCGCCGGTATTACTTGAGCGCGAAAGCATGCTCGGGAATCCTCCGTCGCGCGAAAAAACGCGGCAAGAAATTACCGGCGGGGCTGAAGGCGGCGCTCTCGATGGTGGCCTGACCGTCTCCATGGCGCTGAACGCCCATCCCGGCGGTAGCCGGTATGACGGCGAGAGCGAGACGTTCGTGACGCCGCCGCTGCGGGCCAGTGACAGAAGGGCGGCGGCGGACGGTAACCACACCGAGGGCGACAGCCTCGTGGTCACCCACGCGTTGACCGGCGAGGGGTTCGATGCGTCGGAGGATGGCACCGGCAGGGGCACGCCGATGGTGCCGGAAGGGTCTGGTGTCAGGCGGCTGACGGTGACCGAGTGCGAGCGGCTGATGGGGGTGCCGGATGGGTATACGGCGGTGCCGTTCCGCGGGAAGGTGGCGGCGGATGGGCCGCGCTATAAGGCGCTGGGGAATTCGATGGCGGTCCCGGTCATGCGCTGGATTGGCGAGCGCATTCAGTTGGTATCGGAAGGTGGAGGAACGGGATCATGAAAGTGAGCGAGGGCGCGATGGTGCCGAACCGGGTCGATGATCTGGAGTGTCAGGTGGCCGAACTGGAGCGCCAGGTGGCGGATCTGACCCGGCATAATCTGGAGTTGAGGGAGACGGTGAAGGCATTGCTGGCACCGACGAAAGCGCCGGTCGAGACGATGGGCGGGCGGATCGGATAATTTGATAAAAGTCAACATGTAAACCGTGCCTACGATTCTGGCTTATATGGCGACTTCCGGTTCGTAAGTAATTGATCTTGTAACCGCATCCCAAGAATCGAGACGTGACGATTCTGTATTCCAGTAAATCGGTGGACTCCTACAATGGGTAACGCGGCGGGATAGACGCCGCGTTACCCATGGGAGACTTCACCTTGAAGAAATTACTCTACGCGGCCACGGCTTTAAGTGCCATGGCCTTTGTGCAGCCCGCGTCGGCGGTGTTGCAGATCAGCGCCAACATCAACGGATCGTTGTTCACCTGTGCCGATCAACAGGCGTGCGATACCAACGTCACGCCTGGCATCCTGTCCATCGCCGATCAGACCATCGGCGGCGTGCAGTTCCTGGGATCGGCGCAGACCCAGCAGATCGGCGCGGTCAACTCGCTCAACACCTCCAGCTTCCAGGTCAACAACCTGACCGGCGGCACGGTGCCGATCACGCTGGCGATTTCCGGCACCAACTTCCAGGGTCCGGTGCTGGCGTTCTCGGCGTCGGGATCGGGCACGTTCCAGACCGCCGATGGATCGTCGGCGACGCTGACGTTTTGGGGGAGCGCGCTGAACGAACAAGGTGCCGATACGCCCACCGATCTGCCGGGTGTGTTGCTGGCGACGATGACGGAGGTCGCGACGGGCGATACGGATTCGTTCAACCAGGACTTCAGCGGCCCATTCGCCGGTCCCGCGCTCTACTCGATGAGCCTGGGCACGTCGGGCTTCCTGACGGCTGGCGGGTCGCTGGTCGGTCGCAGCCAGGCCATCGTTACCCGTGAGGACGTGCCGGAACCGGCCAGCCTCGCGATCCTGGGTGCCGGTCTGGTGGGTCTGGGGCTGACGCGCCGCTTCCGGCGCGGTAGCTTTGAGGTGGCGGCATGAACAGGGCGACAACCTTTCAAGCGGCCATCGTCGGAGCCATGGGCGTCCTCGCCGTCGCCCTGGCTCCGACTCCGGTCGCGGCTCACCTCGTGTTTGTTGACTCGGTGGATCTCGGCGGCACCGGACTCGGCGCTGTCGATACGATCCTGACCATGAACGGTCAGGGATCGGCGACCGAGGAGTCGGGCAAGGTGTCGTGGAACGGTTCGGCCAATGTCGTCGTGGGCGATCCCACGGGTGTCGGCGGGCCGTTGCCCGGTGGCGCGTGGACCCCGGCGGGTAACACCGATATGACCGGGATCAACCACACGGTGTTGCTGTCGCAGACCGGCTGGACGCCGGGACGCGGCCTGGGCATCGTGTTCAACCCGTCCGAACCCGGCAACCTGGCCAACTCGATCACCTTGCAGCAGATGTCGATGACGATCTACGCCGCCGATGGCTCGGTGCAGTTCACCGCGCCGTGGTCGGAGGGGCCGTTGACTTTGCTGGCGGTCGATCCTGGTTCGGGGAATTCGGGCTATTTGTTCGTGCTGGACCAGGCCGAGACGAACGCGCTGAACCATGTCGCGGGACTTGACGCGACCAGCCGGGTTGGCCTGTTCGCCTATGCCAGTGACGCCACGGGAGGGAACGAGACGTTTTTCGGCGGGGTGATCGGCACCGGGGTCTGCACCGACTGTTCGATCACGCCGGTCATCATCGACGCGCCGGAACCGGCGTCGATGGCGGTGCTTGGTATGGGGCTGGTTGGCCTCGCCGCGGCGCGCCGCCGTCGTGCCTGATGGTGTAGCCTGGTTGGCCGTCCTCGTGGTGGCCTTCTGGGCGGTGTTTTGCCTCGCGGTCTGGACCGTGTGGTGACGAGGTTGGCCTGGACATTCCCCACCCCCTCCAGGCCGACAGGCGGTGCTTTATTAGCACTTCACACCGTCACGACCCCCAACTCGACCCGGCGCTGTATTAGCAGAGGAGCGCCGGGTCTTTTTTTAGTTCGACCAGTGATCGCCTGGCAGGATGCCAAGGACGCTGGTGCTGTTCATTTCCCGGCTGAACACCTTCAGGGTTTGCGGTTTGGTGGACAGTTTCGGGTTGACCGCGGCCCAGGCCATGAAATCGGCGAGGACGTCGGCGTGGTATTGTTCCAATGGCGTGAGGATCGGATCTGATGTCGGTGGTATCTCTGTTGGTGGTGGCGTGGCTGGCGGGAGCGGGGGTTGTTCAACTGGCGGCGGTGGCGACGATGGCGGTGGCGATCCAAGGAATTGTATCGATGCCAGATCCAGGGGTGGGCGTGCCGCCAGAACCGTGCCTCCCTGTGTCAACCCAAATACCGTGCCGTCAGCAAACCCAAAAGGGTAGCCGCCAGGGTTAAGTAGCAAATAACCACCAGGCTGATCATTGATAAACGTATTGCCGGATACCGTCGCCCCCACGGAATAACCCGTGGCCAGACCCTCCTCGCCATACGCCATGATCGCCGGGTTGTGGCTGTTTGGGCCTTGCTGGATGACGTTGCCCGTGATCGTGGCGGCACCGCCGTTCGGTAGGTCGATGCTGTAGCTGGCGGTGCTGTTGTTATCGAAGATCCGGTTGTTTTGAATGATGTTGCTGGCGGCACGCGATTTGACCTCATGACCCTCATTGGTGTCGTGGACATAACTGTTGATAAGAGTGAAAGTCGAGATCTGGCCTACATAGAGGCCGTGGGTATGTCCTGATCCGTCACCGTTTCTGGCGATCTCGGAGTGGTCGATGGTGATCGATCCGGTGGCGTCGGGAGCGCCGAGGAGGCCTTCCTGGTTGTCGTGGATGAAGACGTTGTCGAGCGTCAGGTTGCCGCCTTCGTAACGGATGGCGGCTCCGTTGGCGTCGGGCACGGTGACGCCGCTGATGTCGAAGCCGGTGATATGGACGTTGCCGCTCTCGGTGATGGCGGCTTTACCATTCGGCGGCTGGGCGTTTTCCGTCACCATGCGGACCCAGCCGCCAGTGGCGACCAGGTTCAGGTCGTGGCCGATCTGGAGCCAGTCGTTGGTGTAGGTGCCTGCCTGGACGGTGATGGTGTCCCCGGCGGATGAGGCGGCGACGGCGGCGGCTATCGTGGCGTAGGTCTGGCCTTGCCCGACCGAGAGAGTGGCCATGGGGTCGCTCCTGTTATGGTCGGGGAAAGGGTGTCGCATGTCGAGGCTAAGTGATCCAGACGTCTCCGAAATCGTAATGTCGCTGAAGGAAAAATATAACCTCGACGTGCTGGTCGAGACGGGCACTTTCGAGGGTGACAGCACTTTGTGGGCGGCGGAACGATTTCGCCACGTCTTCACCATCGAGGTGTTCTCGGACTTTCAGAATTTGGCCCGCGAACACTGCGCCAGGCATACCAATGTGACGTTTCTTTCCGGCAACACGCGGTTCGTCCTGCCTTTCCTGGTGTCGGTGCTGACGGGGCCGTCGATGTTCTGGCTGGATGCCCACTCGGCTCCCGGCCTGTTCGGCGAGGCGGATGACTGGCCCGTGCTGGAGGAACTGGCGGTGATCGAGCAATCACAATTCCATCATGTCGTGCTGATCGATGACGCGCATTGTTTCTTGCCGGGATCGCCGCATCCGGCGTGCCCGCCGCTCGCCGCGGTGGAAAAATGGGCGCTGCTGTCGGGCTATGACTGCGCGGTCAGGGGCGACGTGATCGTGCTGACGCCGGTCGAGTGAGTGTCCGGAATTTTTGAATCAGGTGCAAAGAACGGGGGGTCCGTTTTTGAATCAGGTGCAAAGAACGGGGGTTGCGTTTAAGCGACCGGCTTAAAAGCAACCCCATTCTCAGAAATTTGACAGCGTTTTCGGGTGGTTTTCCTGGGTTTTTGGGGGCCGTCCTGGGCGGCGAATGGGCGGCGGCGGGTGGCTGGCGTGGTGGGCGGCGAGGCTGTCCAGCCACGCCATGACCTCATCGGGCGGGGCATACCGCCCCGCCGTCCAACCCTTCACGGTGCTGCGGCCAGCGCCGATCTGATCGGCCAGGATCGCTCCTGTCCAGCCCAGCCGCTCCAGCGCCTGGCGCAGTTTGTGGTGGCGCTCCATCATTCCTCCGGGTCCATCGCGGGCCACTCATCAAACTCGGGGAGGTCGTCGCGGAACGTCTCCCACGCGTCCAGCCAGGCGCGGGCGGTCTGGCCCTTGTCGCTTTCCAGGCGCTTCTCGGACCAGCCGCTCATCTCCTCGACGCGCGGGTCGAGGATGCTTTCGGTGATGAAATCGCGCAGATCGCGGCATGCGTCGGCGGCGGCGTCGGCGAGGTCGTTGAACGTCTTCTCGTCGGTCTTGTTGATCTTCATCGGCATGGTTCGGGTTCCCCCCTGGGGCTGATCGTCGGGCGTGATTGCCTGGCCATCTCGCTGGGTGCCCTGGACGGTTCCAGGCACACCCGGCGGCATGGTCAGCGGCGTTGCGCGTCTATCGTCTGGGCGATGGCACCCAGTTCGTCGTGGATCGTCAGCACGGCATCTATGCGGGCATAATGCTGGCTCTGGGCCAGGCTGAAGGTCGAGGGGTTCTGTACGTAATAATCGCGATTGTTGGGCGCGGCGGCGCTCATGGCGTCGAGCGCGTCGCGTAGTGCCTCGCGGGCTTTGGTCAGGTCAGCCAGCAAGGATTCCTTGCTGGTGCCGTTAAGATGGACGGTCGGGGTGGCGAGCGTGGTCATGGATCAGCCCTCCGCGTTCAGTTGGTTGGCGTAGGCCTGGGCGACGTCCAGGGCGACGTTGTAGGCGCAGCGGGCGGTGGTGCCGACGTGCTGGGGGCCATAGTGGCGGACGACGCGGACGCAGTGTCTGGCGTGCGTGCTGATCATCTTCGGCTCGCCCTCGCCATCCGTCTCGACCACGGCGACGTTGCGGTAATGCGATTTGACGCTGCCAGGCATCTTCGCGCTGGAGGTCATGACGATGTAGCGGGGTGTGCTGTTCTGGATGGACATGGTCGGGTTTCCCTTCTGGGGTTGGTGGATGGCGTTGGATCAGCCTTCCTGGCTGAACGGGATGATGTTGTCGGGCGCGGTGGTGAGGTCGGAGCCGTCATCGTTGACGATGGCGGTGAGAGCGGGGAACTCGGCGATCAGGCGCTCGGCCAGCGACCTGGGGAGGCGCAGGAGGTCGATCACGGTATCCGCCCTGGCGACGATGTAAGGGTTGTTGCGTGAGCCGCCCGAGGTGAAGCCGCCCGACCGGACCACCACCAGATCGCCCAGGCGAGCGCCGCTGTCGCGGCCAAAGGCGCGGGCCACCTGGCGACCGGCGACGACCACGGTCAGCGCCTCGCCCTCGTCCAGCGAGCGGTCATAGGTCACCCGCAGCCGCACCGTCTCGACCGGGGTTTCCCCGTCGGTGCCGTAGACCTCGCGCAGCAACGCCTTGACGTCGGCGGCGACTTCGCCGGGGAAAATCCATGCCTTGTCGGTGGTGGTGCCGTCCCGGTTGGTGATGCTGCCCCACTTGCCGGAAAGGTT